ATCTAAAGTTGACATAGCAGCAGGAGCGATAGACGGCACAACGGTAGGTGCGGCTTCTGCAAGCACAGGTGCATTTACAACTTTATCGGCTACAGATGATGTTACCTTTAATGGAGGCACATTTGTCTTTAATGAAGCAGGAGCAGACAAAGATTTTAGAATTGAAGGCGATAGTGATGCTAACCTTATCTTATGTGATGCTTCTGTAGACAGAGTTGGGATTAAAACAGCAACACCATTAGCGGCACTTCATGTAACAGGCGATACGTTCTTTGGTGGCAACGTCAGAGAGAAAGTAACAATATCAGCGACAGCTGCTAC